ATGAATAAGTTAAAGATATTTGTAGACATGGACGGAGTTTTAGCAGACTTCGTTCGTGGTGTTGAGAGTCCAGAGTTTTTAAATGGACCACTAACAAATGACGCAGACTATGACACCAGGAAACTAGAGCTGTCTAATAAAGGTTTGTTTGCAAAGTTACCAAAGATGGCAGACATGGATCACCTGGTAGATCATATCAAACAAAGTGGTGAGTATTGGGAGATCCTAACCGCGACAGGTGATGTTAATAGACAAAGAGTTGCAGCTGACAAAAACCAATGGATCAAAAAGTATGTAGATCCAAACGTCTTAATTACTTGTACTATCAAGGGTAGACATAAGGCCGTCTTTGCTAATCATAACCATGTATTAATTGATGATAGATTAGAAAACATAGAAGCCTGGACCAAGGCTGGAGGTATAGGTATTTTGCATAAAAATGCAGAAGAAACCATAGAAAAATTAATACCTCTTTTTTTCTCATAAGGGTTGATATAAGTAGTATAACGTACTATAATAGTTTTGTGGTTGTGATTAATAAAGGAGAAAAAATGAGAAAACACAAATGGGATGACGAAAGATATGTTGGCGGTATTGATACTGGTGACAGGATCTATTACAAGGGTGATACTGCCAACATACCTGGTTGGGGAACTGTTACTAAGGTTGAGCCTTGTGACTGGTATCACAAAACAATAACTATTAAGTTAGAAGATGGTAGGGTCCAAAAGATTAACCCTTACATGTTGGGTTGCCAGACTGAGACTGACAAGCCAATCTATGACCAAGGTGGTTTGCAAAGACATGTGATAGCTTACAAAAAAGAATGGGAGGTGGCGTAGTGTTGAATACAAAAACAAAAAAAGTTACTGGCTATTATGGTGCTGGTATTCCATTAAGCTTTGGTGAGATTGCTGAAGTTTATACCGATAAAACGGTTGACATTGTTTGGAATGACGGAGCTAAAACAAATGTTGGTTTCAACGAAATAAGGGTTGGTAACTATAAAAACGGTATTGGAATTTATTGGGGTGTTGACTATGACGCAATGCCATTCAGCAAATATTATAAGGAGGTGGAATAATGGATATTCTAATGACAGGTGGAAATGCTTTTGACAAAGCAAAGTACGACTTAGGTGACAAGGTAAAACTAATACACGAAGAATACAACGAAACAGGAACTGTTGTTGGTGTGTTTAGCTTGCACAAAAACACGTTTGAGAACGAAGGCCAGATTAGAGTAGCGGTGAGAGACAGATACTATTGTGATTTTGGTTATGATGTAAAATGGGAAGATGGTAATGGACCAAACCCTTGGGCGGAAAACGAACTGGAGGCAGTATGAAATATTTAGAAAGAATCAAAGATTTAAAAACATTTGAAGAAATAAACAAGGTTGACGAATCTATTAAAGAAGAAGCTAAAACACTTTGGAAAAAAGAGTTTAATTATTTAAACCAAAAAGATGGAGGTTTTCCATCTGTTAATAATTATATAAAAAGCACCGTTGGGGCCATCAATGTAGACTTGAATGGTAATGTTTCTAAATACAATTCAGCAAAAAAGGTTGTAAAGTGGTTGGAAGATCAAGGCTTGTACGCTGAATACATTATAAGGAGTTAAACGATGTCTTTAAAAAACAAATCACATAAAAGCATCCTTGGAAAGATGCGTAAGAAGTATGGACTCAAAGATAATGTAGATCCAAAGAAAGCAGAGATAGCTATGACTCCAGGTGACTGGAAGATCTTTAGCGAAGCATTAACCTTTCCTAACGGAAAACCAAGTAACAAGGAGTAAAAAATTATGGACTATCAAGTATTACCAATATTAATGTTCATGGCGATATGCCTTTATGCAGTTGCATTAATCATTAAAGACAAGAACAGATGATATTTTCAATAAACATAAATGGAAATATTGTGGACTGGTGTTACAACTTAGATTGCCAGGAAAAACAATTTCACAGAACATGGATTCCAAAACTAAGAGACATTCAAATTATAACCAAAGATCTAAATGGACTTAAGGTTAGTGAAGTTAGAAAAATAATTCTGGAAGATATCCAGCCAGACATTCAAATGGTTAGGGATCATAACAACAAAGTAGCAAAAGAAAGGAGACAAAGAATATGAATTTCGATATAGCTTTTGGTAAATATGCATCTTATTTTAGAGACAGGGGATTTGGTACTCAATTACCTTACATTTCCAGAACACACTCTAAAGCGACAGGAGAAGGCGGCTATTTACTTCGTGATGAAAATGATATGCACATAGCCTACATATCAAAAAATGGCAAGGTGGAGGCTTAGAATGGACAGAAACAATATACCAAAGCATTTAAGACATCTAACAGATGAAAAACTAAAAGCACTATTTTATTTATTTAGGGGGAAAGTATGAGCAACTTACACAACGAACAACAACTAGAAGATATACATTACCAGATTGTAGAATGGGACAAAAAAGGACTATTAGACACAGAGGTTAATTCAATAGCTAGTTGTTATAATTTGCATGAAGATGATGACAGAGACGAAATACTACAATTCATAGCAGAGAATGTATTTTATAACAAAGAGGAGATCATACTATCATGAACGGAAAAGGATCTGGCAGAAGGCCAGCTGCAAAAGATAAACCAAACGCATACCAGGATAACTACGACAGGATATTCGGCAAGCGTGAAAAGAAAAAAGAAAAAGAGAAACCAAAAAAAGATGCTTGAACTAATCACAAACATAGCGATTGGGTCATTTGTACTCTTCGCACTCATTATGGCGATCAGTGCAATATTGATTGTAATCATGGACCGTAAGCAATAAGAAGCATATAATGATTTTATAGAGTTAGGCGCGTCATAACCACACTCCCCTTCACGCTCCTTGATACGCCTAGCTCTCTCTATAAATCTCACTCGCCAAGCCAACCAAAAGATAATGCTTACGTCCGCTCGCCTGACTGACACGCAAGCGTCCCTCAACTCCCTCAAGCACGCACCAGACAACCTCACTTTCTATCAACTCCTTCATAGCTCTACCAGCAGTTCGTCTGCTCACACCAATCATCTTACAATAATAACTAACTGCATCGTGACTGCTAAAAGTTTCAAACCTATACCTTTCGCATATTGCCCAGAGTAAAAGCTTCGCACTCACGCTCAGATCTTCACGACCACATTCACGCCTGTAGATCTTCCACACGCATGAACGCATCTTCATATAATTATCACTCACGCATGCAAGTGGGACTAATGCACTTCTATGTAGATTGGGAACTTCTACTGGAACCACCCACCAGAAATCTTTATTCTTTCTATCGAACTTTCTAATCATCTACTGCTCGCTTGCTTGCACGCACGGAGGGGAAAACGCCTCCAGCGTTTGCCCTCTCCTATAGCATGGTATGCTATGGATATTTGCGTCAGGTTGTCTATAGTAGGTACAAGTTTTGTCGCAAGCAGGTACCACTTTTGTCGCATGTTTGTTAAAAATTGATTTCATAATCTGTCCTTGGTAACGACTCAATCGGCTCTAAAATACCCTCTCTTCTTATTAAAGTTTGTACACCATAATCCACATTACCAGAGTTAGATTTAACAAGAGCAGCTTTAACTACACCCAATCTATCATATGGTATGTTTGCTTGTGCGCAGAGTTGTTCAGCATCTGATTCGCTAGGGATCCACATTGAGATTGCAAAACGTACTGAGTCCGTGATGCTCGATGCGCCTCTGATATCGGCCTTATGTGAGTAAGGATCATCACTATCATTGGTTATGGATTGCTTATTGATATGGTGAGTAGTCAATGTAGTACAACCAATGTTGGCACTAATCATTGCGCAGTAGGATCCCCAGAGCTGACCAGCTTCATTACTTTGTGAAACACTAGCCGTTGTAAAGGCCTGGAGTGGATCAAAAGCCACAAGCTTTAAGTTATCTATGGACCTTAGCTCTTCTACTATTTGTTGTGCCTGTTCTGTGATTCCTTCTTCTCTTAATAATATCAATGGTTCTTTTTGATCTGGTACAGGAAATACATAAACATCATTGTTATGTTTAAACCTTTCTCCCAGTGGATCTAGTAGATCAATCCTGTTGTGAACCTCTACCAGGTCATCCTCAGCACAAAACACTACTGAAGATCCATGCTCATTTATGGTTTTACCCCACCAGGTACCGCCCTTTGCAATTGCCAAAGCAAGTTGTAGTAAAGATAAAGATTTACCAACTCCACCAGAGCTAGCTAATATTCCTGGTTTAGCCAGTGGAATAAATGAGTCAACTAAAAACTTCTGCGGTGCTGGTTTCTCTACAAGATTTCTCACCGCATACTTTTTAATATTAAATTTAGATTCAGTAAGTTCTTGTTTAACTTTATCTAAACCATGTTTTAAATATAAGTCGTTATAATCTCCACGCTCGCTCGGCAAACGCACGCATGAATTGGGTACCACCTGCACACATTCCTGTGCCTTTTTCTCTCCAACTCCGCTCTCGTCATTATCGAGCGCAACTATAATTCTAGCACCTGAAAGCTTGCGTATTTGAAGGGCAACTGCCATGACGAAATTGGCAGAGAACACGCAAGCTACAGGAATTTGGGTTGCTTCAAAAATACTTGCACAGGTTGCATAACCCTCTGCTAATATAATTTTATCTAATTTGGGAATGTCATTTATGTCAGCTCCAACCAAAAATATATTTCCTTTGATCTCAGAATTTTTAGCAAATCTTTTTTCACCATTTTTACTAATATACTGTAGAGAACGTATGTCACCTCGTGTAGAATACACAGGGCAAACCAACAGATCCTGGTATTGCTTTAAACCATAGTTTTTAACCTTTTTATTTGTGAGATATTCATGTTCCAGAACGCTTGTGTAAGATTCGAACCAGCCTTTAACCTTTTCAGCCATTTCTTTATGCCTTTGTTTTTTAGCTTTGTCATGCCTTTCCTTGGCCTCTTGCAGTTGTCGTTGTAAACCTTCTTTTTGTTCGTAGGTCATAGACTGAGTATTGATGCTTGACCATTTACCCTCAAAACCAGTTTTCCAATTACCAAAGGTTGCGAAATAGTTTCCGTCTAATTGGTTTACAACATAGTAACCTGATTTTTGTCCTGACGAGTCTTGCTTTATACCAGCAAGTTCATTGACTGGTACTCTTACTATTTCGCCTGTTATTTCTAGGTGATCGACACGCAAGCCTTGCGCTTGCATTTCATTTATTAAATCTCTTGTGTCTTTGCCCTTGTTTAGTTCCAGATTGTCATCTGGGAAGTATTTCCTTAGATCCATTTTTTGCCCTTTCATCGTCTTGTTGAGCTATTGCATTTGCCCAGTTTAAATATTCTCTTACTATATTGGCAAATACACGCTTCCTTTTATCTCTGTCCCATTGATGTAAGGCTTTGTTACCTTCTTCTCTGGACATCTCTAGATAAATATCTTTGGTTTGTGCTATGGAGTATTCAACACCTTCGTCATTCAATTGTATTTTATTAGGTAATCTCTTACCTTCTCCAATCTTTTTTAAGTGATCCATACTGCACGCTCCTAACCAATATTTGCCATCTTCTTTTAAAAAAGGGCCTGCTGGGCGCTTACAATAAGCACACAATGCAGGCCTGTTCTTTGGGTTAAAACGGTGCGTCATCCTCGCTCGCAACCGTTGTTCCCATTGCTGCTAAGTCTGCATCAGACGGACCAGCTTTTATATTGTCATCCTCAACAACTGGTTTTTTAACACCACCTGTTGCAGGCTGCCAGTTTTTACCAAAGTTTTCATCAATGACTAAGTACTTATCATCATCATCATTTTTTAATGGCGCTTGTACTTTTGCATCCATGAAATTATCCATACTGCTCAACGAAGTAACACCCATCGCATCAGCCATTGCTTTAAATGAATGTTTACCACGTCTCACAACATCTGGGTTGTCATGTCCCATTGTAAATGCATGGTTAATTTTAAAACCTGAGTCACCTACAGTAAAAAACACTTTGATTGCTTCCCAGTTGTTTCTTCCATTGACAACTTCGTAACCATCAAAATGTAATGTATGTACACCTGGTTCTATTTTTGGTTTTGATTCTTCACCAGAATCTATGTTATTCAAGTCATATTTTGTTAAATCCATAATTTTACTCCTATTAGATTAACCTGGATCGTAAGACGAATAAGTATTCAAATAATCATTCAGATCTTCACAGTCCGTTTTTAAATCAGCAAGCCTGTCATAAGTTTCTACAGGGTAGGAACTATTTTCAAAATCAACTTTCTGCATTAAATCATTTAGTCGTTTTGTAATTCTGTCCAAGTCATGCTGTACCACATCAACATCAGATAACATACTCACTTCAACATTTCCTCTCGGATGACAGACCACTCCATTGGTAGTTCATCAGGTAAGTTATATCTGTTTTTTGCAAGATATGCTGGGTCGTTGTTAGGATAGATAATTCTATCACCAGACACAGTTTTAGTAGTCATACCACTTTTACCTTGCACCTTTATAGTCCCCAACTTCTTAGCTGCAAAAAAGCAAGCATCTGAATGTTCCAGCAGTAATGCTGAAGCTTTCTTATGGAGTTTAAGAGAATATCTATCGTAAGCTTCGATTCGTGGATCTTCCACTTTTCTTACCTCACTATGACATATCTGGAATATCATCATTCCTTTATCTCTTAGTCTATTAAGTTTTTCTATGTACTGACCCCAGTACCTCAATGTTTCGGAATAGCCTTTTCCGTAAGAAGGTTGATCTATGGAGGCCCAGTTGTTATCTGCACAAACCTTTTCCCAAAGTAATCGCTCAAACCAGTCTAAAGAATCAATACAAACTGTTTTGTATTCATGCTTTTCAGCCGCTAATTCATCAAGGTTTTCCATTACATCCGCATAAGTTTTACACGGTATGTTGTCCATTTGTATCTTACCTAAACCATCCTCTACATCTAACATAATAGGATTTTTAGTTTGTGAAGCTAGGTAAGTTTTACCTACAGCAGCCTCACCATGTACTATTATTCTGGGTGGTTTTTGTATAGATTTTTTTCGTATATCAGCTAGACTCATT